GATAATTGAATATATCATTCCCGTTAACAGCATCGCCCTGCTCATACGAACTTGCTGCTTGATATGCAATGACAAGACACTTCACGGGATGGTTGAAATTGATCGTGAACTTTCTGTTTGTCGTGCCATTGGGGGCACTTGGCGCAGTCACGGGCTCGGAGCCTTGCCACTGGAGCTGAGTGACGAGGTACTCGTGTTGAATTTCAGACATCCTGATGCGCTCAGGCGCGTCGAGGAAAACGTAATCGCAATACAACTTGAAATTGGTGATGCTCAGCGGGTTGGAACCCACCATAGACGTCAGACTCGTCACGGGGTAGTTGCACTTGACGCAGTTCAGATAACTGTTGATATCAAAGTTTAGTTTGAGATCGTGGTAACTGAGAGCCACGAGAGGCATATACTGTCCAGGGTTGAGGTTGTAGCAAAACTTCATGGGTACATAATATGTGCCACCTTTCGCCTGAGTGATGTCCCAGTTAGTGTTGTAATACGCAGGATCATACCTGCCTACCATGTTGTTGTACCCTTGGAGATGCTCGGCAGTCTCAGTGAGCTCGGACCAAATGTCCCACCACTCGGAGTAGTGCTTGTCGATGCGCTGGCCACCGAGCTGGAGCTCTATGGAGTTGAACAGCGCGAGACCAATGCCATTGACATAGCGCAAGTTAGATGTAGGAATGCTCACATTTGAAACTGCGGGGGCAATACCATTACCTGTGAAGTTCATGTAGGGCCAAGTGATAATGTTTCCCGAATACTGAGATGTGTTGTATATGTTTGAGACATTGGCGCTCGCATAATAAAACCCATTCACGTTGCTGTATGCAGCAACAAGGTTGGAGTAAATACCCGCATTGTTAGACTGCCAATAATTCCCGCTCGGGTCCACCTTGAGGCCCATTGTGAGCACGTTGGATGCATTGACTAGTGTAGATGATCCGGGAGTAACTGGGGGTGTTGGGGTGATGTTATATCCAAGGAGACTCGGGAGTGTGACCTCTATCCAGATGGCGCCTGCAAGATCACCATTGCGTGATATGGTGCATGTGGGGAACTTTCCAAAATCAGTGGTACCATCCATGGATTGTTGGATGGATTCCATCGCAAAGTTTGTGTATCGCCTGTAAATTGCCTTGAAGAATGTAATCTGTGGATTACCGGTGAGATATACATCCTGAGCTCCGTAGGAGACCAACTGTGAAATTGCGCCGGGCATCTTTACTTATGTTACTATGATTTTTTTATTTTAAATTGTTTTACATCAAATTCTATTTGTAAGCTTATCTGCAACAACCTTTATGAGTTTCACCTTTTCCTTGGTATCTAATGTTGGACACTTGTGGCTTTCACGAAGACGATGTGTTGCGCAAAAAGTAAGAGTGTCGCTGCACGGGCATGAAAACCCAAGAACTCCAACGCGTTTCTGACACACTGCACACCTCGCCATGTAGTAATAAAATATAGCATCATTTTAAAACGCAATGGTCGATATGAAAGATGTGTTAAAGATTGCCGTTACAATGATTGTTTTGGACTTTGTTTGGATTGGTTTAGTTTCTGGAGGACAGTTCAAAAAGATGATAGAAACTATCCAGTCTGGCGCTATGCGCGTGAGACCCCTGGGTGCTTTTGTAGCATACGCCGCAATTATAGCATTGTTTTATACATTCAAGGATGATCTCACAATCTTGAAGGCATTTTTACTGGGTTTGTGTACATATGCAATATACGATGGCACCAACTACGCGCTATTCTCAGGATGGGACATGAAAACAGCACTCGTCGACAGTCTTTGGGGAGGGGGGTTGTTTGTTCTCACAAAGCTCATCACGGACGCATTGTCATAGTATTAGTGGCCACCTTTACTTTCCCGAATGTCCTCATTATCCCAGTGTTTACCACTGAAAACCTACCGCGTGGCAGGAGTATTTCAAATTCACCAGCATCGCTAAATGAGTTTACTATGCACAGCGCCAGACATTTCGAACCCTTTGGGAGATTAATCCTTATTATCCTTCCATTGCCCTTGTTAGATTCAGAATAAGCCCCAGCATATTCCATGCTAAACGAAGTGCTAGATGGCTCCTTCGTGGTGACCACCTTTTTGGCACCAATCAAATTGGTAAGAACACCGCGAAATACCGCCATATCTGATGTCGTAACAGGAGCTGCTGCAAACAAACGGTTCAAATCCTTTGAGTACATAGTGAGTGCCATCTTGAGCGTACGGTCGCTAAAATCGTTGCCCCGCAAGAGCATCTGGAAAGCAACATATCTTGTCCCAAGTGGGGTTTTTTTGTCATCGAATAGATCGCGGACATATTTCCTATGATCTGCATTCTGAAACATGTTTTTTGAGATCCTCTTCTTTCCATATACATCGGAACCACGGTCCACGAGCGTCCTTATCTGCGGGAACAGGGGGGCGAGTTGCCCATCCTGCACTATCATCTTAAGCTCCTTAGCTCCAGGGAGCTTTCCAGAACGCAAGAAAGGGGTGATCCACTGATGACTGCGCATGGTGTAAGAAATAAGCGTATACAAATCATCATCGTCTAGTTTCATGAAGAACGAGGCCTGAGACTGTAACCATTTTTCGTTGATAATTTGAGTGCCAAACTCATCTGGTGCTACTGTTTTGATATCAAATTCTACATCACGTTGGCCCCTCATAAATTCAGTGTCCCCTGGTAGTAACCGTATCTGTGGTATCTTGATTCGCATTTGTAAATAAAAATATTATATTAGTTAAATGTTCAACAAGGTTGTCGCCATAGTGAAGAAAAATTGGGTGTTTGTTGCCATCGCAGTGGTTATCGCGGTTCTCATGATGTTATTCTCAACGAAGGAAAAATTCCTCGGTGCTGATCTGCAGATGTTTGACAGAGAACTAACAGGATGCTCTACCTGCTCCTCGGGGGATGCCGGAGTACTCTTTGATACCGAGTTGTCCGGCTGCTCTACCTGTTCTAGCGGAGATGCGGGCGTGCTCTTGGACACAGAAACGTCCAACACGGAAATATATAACATGCCCGACGATTATTACTCTTCGACAGAAGAGATCGCAGATACCATTGCCGAAGTCGCACACAACCCTGATGAATTTGCCGCCGTGGTAGAAGATCGTGAAGATGATGTCGTCATTGATCCAACGGATTATGCCGCACAGTCTGACGAACAGCTTGTGGCAGATTTCTATGGAGACAATGAGAATGACTCCTGGGAAGATACCGAGATTGACCACGAAAAAAGAGAACTGGTACGTAGAATCCGTTTCATGCCTCTCGACATGGACGCATCTGATGGGACTTTCACTCTCTTATAAGGATTCATTGGTTAGTACAACCCAGGAGCCTCTGCGACACATGACACTCGTGCCCCGAGTAACACAAATTGCAATGGCACCGCTTGCAATCACAAAACACATATAAGCTATCGCGTATAAAATCATTTAATAAAATATGGAAGTATTTTATTAAATTATATCATGAGATTCCCCTGGCAAACTCGCAATGAGGAAGACATCAAACTTGCACTGCTAGAAGATGGAAAAATGTATGACCAGGTGTGGAATTTGGTAAACGCTGGAAAAATTCCATTTGATGATTTTCAAGAGCATGTCGGTGATCAACAAGAAAACAAGAACAAGGTTATGATGTTTTCGGCACAGGCATTGTTGTCAGCAAGCATTGTTGCTTTCAGCATGACTATGCTTGCTATTCATGGTATGGATGCGGCATACATGTCTTTGTTGTCAGGTATTCTGGGGTATTGGCTTCCAAGTCCTATGGGCTCCAAACCCCTTTATAAAGGAAAACCCAAACAAATTACAGAAAAAGATGTACAACATTACCTAAACACCGATACAATAGCGAAGGCGCATGAGGATGCCGCTAAGAAGGCACAGGAGGATGCCATTAAGAAGGCGCATGAGGACGCCATTAAGAAGGCGCATGAGGACGCCATTAAGAAAGCACAGGAGGATGCCATTAAGAAGGCACGCGATGATGCTGTTAAGAAGGCACGCGATGATGCTGCTAAGAAGGCACGCGATGATGCTGCTAAGAAGGCACGTGATGATGCTGCTAAGAAGGCACGCGATGATGCTGCTAAGAAGGCACAGGAGGATGCCAAGAAAAAAGCCCCTGTTGAGGAAATTACAGCCACAAATGAATAACTTAAAAATTTATCATTGTTCATACCAAAATGTTTGAACTTGCTCTCAAGGACCTTCCTCGCGCAATGGCGTTCACTGCTCGCACGTTTGTTGCCGCAGAACCCACTTCCGTCGCACTGAAATCCACAACGTGTGATTTTGTGACAACATTTGCAGACGTTATGAAGAGATCCGTGGAAAGTGGGTATTCTTTTGCAATTGAAGACAGTGCTGGCGACATTGTGGCCCAGTCGCTGAGCATCCCTTATGATACATTTGCAAGCACAACTTATGGACATACACGCGAGGCTGCGCCGATGCTTGATCTGTTTTCTAAATTGGATGCCTATGTCCCGACCAAAGACTGTATCGTCGTGTTTGCAATCTCATCGGTCATTGAA